TTGCCGCTGTAGAGGTGATGCGGGAAGTCCATGGCCTCGCTGATCACCCGGTAGCGGTGGATGATGGTGCTTTCGTGCAGTTCGTTGTCGATGTGCAGCACGCGCCCGGGTTCGACCGTCAGCCCCATCCAGTCCAGGCCCGAGGCGATCGAGACGGCCAGGCGAGAGACGAACCAGCTCTTGCCCATCTTCGGACTGGCGATGACGTTCATGGTCTCGCCCTCGCGCAGCAGGTCGTGGATGACCGGCTTGTTGAGGCCCCTGAACCCGGCGATCAAGGCTTTGAGAGGCTGGATCAGCGGCGCTTCGGCGGCGCTGTCAAAGCTGTGCGGCGCAGATGGCTGCACCATGGCCGAGATGTTCAACCCGTCGGCGCTGTGCGTCGCACCATGGCCGGTGTGGCCACCATAGCCCATGGTGCGAAGTGAACGGGCGGCCTGTTCGAAGTCACCGCCGTGTTCGAGCAGTGCGTAGACGGAGAACGGTGAATAGCCCTGATCGGGCTCGAACGGTGAGGCGTTGGTGGAGAAGACGTAGAACACCTGGCCGCTCGGGCAGTCCTTGAGCGTGGCCGAGGTGCCCAGGGTCTTGCCCGGGCGACGCCAGTACTCGTTGCCATCGGCACTGGAGCGCTCGGTGGTCCGCACCCAGCCGTGCTGTTCGAGGAGCGCCCGCACATTGCCGCGGGTGTTGAAGTCATCGCCAGGCCGGTCGCCGTTGTTCGTTGACAGCGGCCGCGTGTGCGATTCTCTGGCCGACGATCCGCACATGTGCGAGATGTCCACCGACAGCGGTCGAATCTCCGCGCTGTGCGTTGCACCGCCGCCGATGTTCGAGTTGTCTGCCGAGGTGTCGCCCTGTGCGGCCGATGGTGCGGCACCCTGGCCCACATTTGCCGACGGCGCTGCACCCTGGCGAACATCCGCGCCTGGTGCTGAGTACTCGTTGAGATCCCAGGCGCTCTGCAGCAGCAGGTCGCGTTCGGCCTCGCTCAGGCGCGGCAGGAGGCACAGATCGCCCTGCGTGAGCTCGTACCCGGGCGTCGGGGCGCACAGGAACAGTCCACCTTCGCCCCGGGTCTCGATCAGGGTGGCAATCGTGTCGCCGACCTTGCGCTGCGCCAGCTTCATGTTGCCGCAGATGGGCACCAGGCACAGGTAGATCACGTGCCAACCGCCGGACGGGGTGCGTTCGACGACCAGCCGCTCGCGCAACTCGGCGGGGATGCGCTGCCACCAGACGTTGAAAAGCTCACCGCCGGCGTCGAAGTCGATGATCTCGAGGTTGTGCGACGCCACACCGCAGAGAATGCAGATGGCGTCGGCTGTGCTGCGGGGTGCGACGAACCACGCCGACAGTTCGGCGGGTGTGGGCCGCCGGGTTTGATACTGCTTCCACGGGCCCACCGCCGGGCGCTTCTCGGCCCGGGTGGCCGCCAGCACGCACAGACCCGCCGACAGGTAGGCCTGTGCGGCGTCCAGGATGGACATGCGTTCAGTCATGGGCCGCCGTCACCTCCACGCTCTCGAGGTTGCAGCGGAAGTGCCAGAACATCCGCAGGGCCTGCCGCGTGATCGGAAACGCTTCCTCGGGCTCGGTGATCTGGTGGATGTCGCACTCGTGCGCCTGCTGCACGATCCGCTCCAGCTCATCGAGTTCGATCCGCTTGACCGCCGCGAGCAGTTGTGCCACGCGGTCGACCATATTCGGGCTTTGGGTGCATGCGCAGGACATGGAACCTCCTCAGAAAGGAATGTCGTCTTCGGCCCAGGCCGGCTCGGCGACGTCTTCGTCCACGCGCTCGTCAGCGCCATCAAGCCGCAGCGGGATCGGACCCAACTGGTAGTCGGTCACGCGATCGAACTTTTCGCCGGCCACTGACCGCACCGTGATGCCGATCACCGGTGCCAGAGCGCCGGCCTCGGCCAGATCGACGGCCTCCTGCGCCGTGGCCGGGATCGGCTCGCGAGAGCGCATGCGCCACCAGGCTTCGAACTTCCGTCGCGCGTAGCCGTCACGAGGGTGTTCCGGGCAGACCCACTCGCTGCGGTAGTCGTTGAACCCGACGCGGTAGTCGATCCGCAACGTGCGCGGGTGATCTTCCGGAGCGTCGCGCTTGTGGTGGACGCTGTAGCTGACCTCGCTGACCTCGTACTCCGTCTCGGTCACCTCGCCGCTGAGGATGCCCGCCGTCGTGGCCTGCTGATCGTGCTTCTGAGTCTCACGCGGCGGGAATTCATGCCCGCATTCGGGACAGACGCTGTAGGCCGCATGAATCACAGCCTGGCACTGTGGGCACTCCTTTGCAGGTGCTTCACCGACCCCGGAGGTTGGGTCCTGGATCTGCAGTGCATCCACCGGGCCGTGGCGGAGGATGTTGCCCCCGAAATCCAGGACGAGGCAGTTCTCCTTCGACGGATGCAGTCGGAACCCACGACCAACCATCTGGTAGTACAGGCCCGGTGAGTTCGTCGGACGCAGCAGGGCCACGCAGTCGATGTTGGGCGCGTCGAACCCAGTGGTCAGCACGTTCACGTTGACCAGGAATTTCAGCCCACCGTCCTTGAACCGTTCCAGCGTCTGGGCTCGATCGAATGGCAGCGTGTCGCCGCAGACGAACCCGCACTCGAACCCCATGCGTTCCAACACCCGCTGCACGTGCAGGGCGTGCTGCACGCCCGCAGCGAAGATCAGCACCGAGTGTCGGTCCCGGGTGTGGTCGACAATCTCCTGGCACGCCGACCACACCAGGGCGTCGTCGTCCATCAGGGCTTCAACCTCGCCGGCGATGAACTCGCCGCCGCGGATATGAAGTCCTGAGGTGTCGACCTTGCGCCGGCCCGCCTTGGTTTTCAGCGGGCACAGAAAGCCCTGCACGATCAACTCACGCACGCCGACCTCGTAGCACACGTGGTTGAGCAGACCGTCCGGCGTCGGCGCGCAGATCATGCCCGTGGTCATGCGATACGGCGTAGCCGTCAGTCCGACCAGCCGCACGTTCGGGTTGATCTCTTTGGCGTCCGCCAGGAACGTGCGGTACATGCCTTCGCCTTCCGGGGGCAGCATGTGACACTCGTCCATCAGGATCAGGTCGAACGCGTCCAGCGCTCTGGCTCGCCGATAGACGCTCTGAATGCCGGCGACGATGATCGGGTGATCGGTGTCGCGGCTACGCAGGCCGGCGGAGTAGACGCCGATCTGGTTCCACAGGTCCGGTGCCATGGCGTGCAGCTTGTCCACCGCCTGCTCGAGCAGTTCCTTGACGTGAGCCAGGATCAAGACGCGCCCATCCCATTGCGTGACCGTGTCGCGACTGATCGACGCCATCACGGGCGTTTTGCCCCCGGCCGTCGGGATGACCACGCAGGGGTTGTCATCCCGACGGCGCAGGTGGTCGTAGACCGCCTGGACCGCCTCGGCCTGGTACGGGCGCAGCGCGATCGGCTGCTCCGACGAGTCGGAGGATTCCAGGGGCGTGGAAATCAAGCCTGGACCTCCGCCGGCAGCGGGAACTGCTCACGCGTGGCCGGGTAGAGCCTCGCGATGCTCTCGCCCTTGAGCCAGGCCCACAGGGCACGCTGCACCTTGCCGTAGCGCTGCACCTTCTGGCTGTAGGAGCCGCCGCGGTTCTCCTGCAGCTGCTGCCGCAGCAGCACGATGATGCCTTCGTCGGCCGAGGTCACGATGCCGGTGATCAGTTTGCGGCAGAAATCCTTGAGCATGCCGCGATCGACCGAGTAGTAGGCCCGTGCGATCACCGCCCGGGTGATGGCGTTGCTCACGCCCGACGCCGACTGCAGACGCGGCAGGTGGTCGATGGCGAACTGGATCGCCTCCTCATGCACCTGCAGGGCCTGGGAGGTTTCCGTGGGCGAGAGAAGGGGCGGACTGCCGAAGCCGGCCAGCATCGCCCGCAGCAGGGCGAGCCGATCCGCGGTGACATCGCCGTTCTCGCCGGCGATGTTCAGGATGTCGGCCATGCTGCGCGACTTGCCGCAGTCGATGGTCATCATGGCGTCGGCGTCGATGTTGCGCCAGACGAACATCTCGACCGACACGTTGGCCACCACCACGGCCCAGAGCCGGTGCTGGCCGTCGAGCAGGGTGCCGTCGGGCCCGAAGGCGATTCCGGCGTGGGTCAGACGCCACTTGCCCTCGGTCATGTCGCGGGCCAGGCAGTGGACGTGGTTGTCCGACACCTTGCGGTTGTTGCTGTTGCACTGCTCGAGCCACTCGAGGGCCTGGGTCGGGGTGATCAGGCAGCGCTGGACGGAGGGGTGAACGGCTTCATTCGTGGCGATCATTCGGCACCTTCCTTTTTCTGGTTGAGGTAGTTCGTGAGGGACTTGATCAACTGGTGGGCGTACTCGACGCCCATGGCGGCGACGATGGCGCGGGCCCCGTAGACGGGATCACGGGGCAGGTTGAGATTGGTTTGGGCGAGGGCGGGACGCGGCTGATGGACCGGCTTGGCTGCGTTGGGGGAAATGCCACCGACTCGGCGATTGCTTTTGCGTTGACCGATCTTCGAGGTGTCCTGCAGGTAGGTCGACCTACCCCGCGTCACCGATCGGGTAGTCTGAGCTATCTTCGACATTGTCGAAGATGCGCTTCCCGAGTCGTCCTCCTGCTCCTTCCTGATTCGACGCACTGTGATCTCAGTAACGTGGCACAACCGCGCGATGTCACAGTTCGAGCGCGGATTCCCGGCATCGTCGAGACTGACCATGGGGTTGGTCAGCATGGTCAGCACGGCCTTGCGCTTATCACCATTGGTGCGGCGAAGGCCGTGTTTGGCGTTGGCACCCACGGAATAAAGAATGGCGTCGCGCTGGGTGCCTTTGTTGACTTCAGCGAAGACGTAGTCGGAGTTGATCTTGCGGTTGGCCCAGTAGCGGTGGAACCCATCGGCCAGCCAGTAGGTCGCGCCGTCGAAGAACACGACGACCGGGTTGAGATCGATGCCGGTGCTGTATTGCTCGGCATACTCGTTGACGATCTCCTGATCGATCGCGACCCGCGGTTGGGTGCCGCCGTCGATCCGGATCTCGTCCAGTCGCAGGGTTTGAACGTTCTCAGTTGTCATGGTGATGCTCGCTTTCCGCGGCCAGGGGACGGCCACACATCAGGCAGCGTTGCAGGGGCAGGGGTTCGAGCCGCACGAGGATTCGACCCTCGGGCACAGGTTCGCGGCGGGTCACGAGCAGCAGGTCGATCTGGCTGTCGTCTTGGTAGACCCCGGCGTGGGCCAGGGAGTCCTGGGTGCACTTGAGTAGGTTGTCCAGGTCGCGACGGCGTCGATCCGGTGGGAACGCGTCCATGGCCAGGGCGATGCGCCCGCCTTCGGGCGGCTTGCGCACCCCGTCGCCGCCGCTCAGCCCCGGTGAGCGGGCCAGGAGCCCGCAGATCGCTCTGCGGTACTCCCGGCCCGCCCGGCTGATCAAGGTGCGGCCATGGAACGTGCGGTAGTAGTGGTTGACGCTCGGCGGGAACGGCAGTGTGAGTTCCATGGCGCTGTGGCTCCTCATCGCTTCCACGGCGGGGTGGTGTTGTTGATCGGAGCCTGCTGGGGCCGACCGGCGGCGACGGCCTTGGGCTCGTAACCCTTCACCTCGTTGGTGATCTCGCCGTCGCCGCCGGCGTCGTCACGCTTCTTGCACTTGACCGAGATGACCAGCGGGATGTTGTGCAGATCGACGGAGTCGCGCGGCTGCATCACGCCAACGGCGCGGCAGATGGCCGAGAGGTTGCCGCGGGCGATCTTCTGCGTCAGGTCGTTGGGGTGGTCGGTGCAGAGCCGATCCCAGACCTTGCGGCCCCTGTACTCGCCCTCGAGCACGGTGTACTCGAACTGCAGGTAGGTCCCGTCGCCCTTCTTGGTGGGCTTTTTCTCGCTGGCGGTGATGGCCACCAGGTACTTGCCCGCCGGCAGCGGGTCGAACGAGAGCGTCGGCTCGACTTCGTTCGCGTTGAACCCGTTCAGGTTAGCCATGTGACTGTTCCTTTCTGGTGATGTAGGGGATGAGGGAGAGCCCGTAGGAATCGCCTCTCTTGAAGGGCTTGCCGCTTGCTGTGAAGGCGCGAAGGTTGATTCGCGGACGCAGAGACCAGTGGAAGCGATTCACACCTTCGTAAAGGAAGTCCCGCTGTCGCTCGCGGAAGTGGACCGTGACGATGTCTCCGTGCTTGATGGACTTGCGGGACATGGCCCGCTCGGCGAGTTGAATCTGCAGTTCGAAGACCATCCGCTGGCACGCTTCGGCTTCCGCTTCCATTCGAATCTGCTTGCGCAGTTCGTCCTTGGCCATTTGCTCCAGGTCGCTGTCGGAGAGGACGGTGTAGTCGATCTTCATGACGCGACCTCCGCTCCACCAAGCGCCTGCATGAGCGCGGGCCATTCGAGTGGGAGCTGGGTCGGCAGGCTGTAGCGGTTCTTGGCCAGGACGACGTTGTTGCCCTCGGTCAGCAGCAGACGCTGCCCATCCTGGCGCTGGGCGTAGAGGACGGCGTCGGCCCATTCGATGAATGGCGGCGCGATCCAGTGCGGCAGGTCGGGCGAGGCCAGGCGCTGGTCGAATCCTTCAGGCGTGGTGATCTTGGTGTTGGCCGCGTGGGCCAGGAGAATGACGGCGGCCCCGGTTTCGGCCACGGCGTTGAGCATCGGCAGCAGGTCGCGGTAGACGATGTTCTGCACGATCTCACGGGCCTTGAAGTAGCCGCCGTGTGCGGTGCCCAGCGTCGAGGTCAGGTCGGACCCGGCCTTGGGGTCCAGGTCGTGCACCACGTGCTCGATGATGCGCTGGACCATCCAGTCGATGGTGTCGATGGCGATGGCCTGCGGCGCATCGGCCTGGTCCAGGTCGGCCAGCTCGACCAGCCACTTGCGCATCTGCGGCCAGGACTGCAGGTACGGCGTGCGGGTCAGGCCGGCGACGGCACCGGCCCCGTTCTCGCAATCGAGCAGGACCGCGTTGGCCGAGGCCGCGAAAGTGGTCTTGCCGACCCCGGGCTGGCCATAGACGATCATCTTGGGCGGCGTGGGCGTGGTGCTCTGGATCAGTGTGTTCATGAGGGTCATGCGACAGCTCCTGGTTGGGGGTTGATGATGTGGGGGTGCCAGGTGAGGGCCAGCCTGCCGGAAACCGAGCAGGGTCGAGGCTTGCCGTTGCGGACCAGGCCGCCGCGGCGCAGCTCCGGCAGTCGCTTGTGCGCTTTGATGCCCAGTTCGTCCTCGATCTCGCGGGCGGTCTGCCCGGGCGTCTTCAGGATGTGGTCAAGACACATGGTGCGGTGCCGCCGCGCCAGGCCGCGGGTCTCCACCTCCTGTCCGGCCAGTGCCGAGGTGGGCGGGTCGCTGTTGCGAAAGTTCTGGATCACGTCGTGGCTCCTGTTGGGTTGGGGGTGCGTCGTTCGTTGCTGAAAAAGCGCCCGGGCGGGCGTAGGGAGTCCGGCCGTCTGCATCCATGCGGGCATCCCTGCCGCACGGCACGCCGTCCCGCCCGGGCGCGAAATGTCAGTAGATGTCGAGGATGCGGATGACCTCGTAGCCGGTGGGGAAGGCGTCGATCTCCCAGGCCCGACGCAGCCGAGCGATCGCGTCTTCGTTCTCCTGCCGGGCGATGGCCAGGGTGTTGTCACCCACGCGCCAGACGCCGCAGCGGTAGGGCTCGATCTTTTCCACGGCGATGAGGTGGACCGGCACCGCTTGCTGGATCACCTGGGCCAGCACGGCCTGGTAGAACGCCATCTGGTGGTGGTAGCGCCGCCGCTTGGCTTCGTTCTCGAACCAGGTCAGATCGGCGGTGGTCTTGAGATCGACGATGCCCCGGTGCGGGTGGACCCAGTCCAGGCGCACCTGGCAGGGGGTATCGCAGTAGGGCGAGCGGATCACGCCTTCGGACCGGCCGTATAGCAGCAGGTCCACAGCCTCGTCGTTCATGGCCACGCCGCAGGCCATCTGCTCGATCAAATCGAGGTTCTCATGCGAGAGGACGGGCTTGCCCTGCGCCTCGGCCCATTCCAGGAAGGCTTTGGTGCCCGAGCCGAACGGCTTCTGCGTGCGGGGATTGATGGGACCGCCCAGGGCAAACTGGCCTTCGAGTGCGTCGCGGCCCTCGAGGATGCGGGTGTGGGCGGCCCGGCCCAGCAGCAGGGCCGGCGAATCTTCGTCCTGCACCATGCCCAGTTGCTTCTTGCGGTAGAGCCAGGGGCAAGACATGAAGTCGATGAGCTGGTGGCTGGACAGGAACTGCCCGGCCTTGGCGTGGTACTCGTTGGCCGGCTCGGCGCTGAGCACGCCCAGGTCGATGGCCAGATTGGATTCGGTCTGCGGCATGGCGGACTCCCAGGACGCAGGGCAGGTCTCGCTGTCCCGCGTCTGTAGTGCTTATTGCCGCAGCCCACTCATTCCGCGCAGTGCCACCGAAAATCACATGAGCGCTCACATGACGATCATGTGAGCGCTTTTGGCACCGGTGCCATGTCATGTGATCGTCACATGACGATCATGTGATCTTGGCCGATCACATCGACGGCTAGATACGTGGCACCGGCTCCACCGTGACCATTCCGCCAGTCGCGTCGGGACAGACCCGACCGCAACACCAACTGGTCACGGAGAGCCCAACCATGCCGAAACATCAGATCCGGGAACTGTTCAACCAGTACGTCGGTGGAATGAAGGAGTGGCAGATCAAGCTGGCCATCGCCCGCATGCTGCGGTTCCGCGTGCCGCCGGAAGCGTGGCCGGACACCATGCAGGAGCTGGCGATGGTGATCCACGAGTTCACGTTCGACGCGGCCAAGGCGCACGCCGCCAGTGAGAAGACCATCCTGTGCCGGCTGCTGGATCACCGCATCCGCATGCTGGCCCGCTGCAATGGGCGACACCAGCGCTTCATGGATCGGCTCGGCCAGATGCGGCAGGTCATTCTGGACCTGCGCACGCCCGAGGACGCCGTGTCGGAGGACGACGTTCCGGTGCTGCTGGCGCACCTGACGCCGCTGCAGCAGCAGATCTGCAAGGGGCTGATGCTGGGCTTGAGCATCTCGCGGATCGCCGCTGTGACCGGCCGCCATCAGGCGACCATCCGCCGGCAGATCGGGCACATTCGTCAGGCGCTGACCAACCAGGAGGGTGATGCATGGTTGCCATGAACCCCAATGGTCAGGTGCCGGCCTCGGCTGACGAGCGGCTGGACGAACTGGCCCAGATCCTGGC